GACTACGAGCCAACTGAAGGCAGCCGTCGCGCCAAGAAGTCTGACTATGAGAATGTCGACGTTATTCCGGTCAGCGATCCCAATGCGGCCACCATGGCCCAGAAGATTGTTCAGTACCAAGCCGTACTGCAGCTGGCACAGTCTGCGCCTCAGATGTACAACATGCCTTTGTTGCATCGTCAGATGTTAGAAGTGCTTGGCATCAAGAACGGCAACAAGCTTATCCCAATGGAAGAGGATCAAAAGCCAACAGACCCAATCAGCGAGAACCAAAACATCTTGATGATGAAGCCGGTTAAGGCATTCTTGTACCAAGATCATCAGGCGCACATCACTGTGCACATGTCCATGATGAATGATCCAAAGATTGCTCAGTTGTTGCAAAACAACCCTCAAGCCAAACAAATGCAAGCATCAATGATGGCCCACATCAATGAGCATTTAGGCTTTGAGTACCGTAAGCAAATGGAGAAACAGTTGGGCATGGTTCTGCCAGCTCAGTTTGATGAGTCTGGTGAAGAAGACCACATGTCTCCAGAAATTGAGGCCCGTCTGTCACCACTGTTGGCGCAAGCAGCTCAACAACTACTGCAGTCCAACCAAGCTCAGGCGGCTCAACAGCAAGCTCAACAGCAAGCTCAAGATCCTATCGTTCAAATGCAACAACAAGAGTTGCAACTTAAAGCGCAAGAGGTCAAGATTAAAGAGCAAAAGATGAAGATTGACGCTGCGGCAAAAGCAGATCAATTGGGAATCGAGCGAGAGCGTATTGCAGTTCAAGAGCGTATTGCAGGTGCACAAATTGGCGCCAAGGCAGAATCAGACAAGATGCGTAACGCGGCTCAGCAAGAGTCCGAAGGTTTACGTGTTGGTGCAGATATTGCCAAGAACAAAGCTCAAATGGAAGCTGCTAGATTCAAAGAAATGTTTTCACAACAGCAACCGACAAAAGGTAGCAAATGACAGCTCTAGAACTTCTAGTCAAACAACTAGATGAACAGGCTTCGTATCTCCGAGAAGGGCTCAGCTTAGGCCGGGCTTCAAGCTTTGAGGAGTACAAAGGAACTTGCGGCGAGATTAAGGGTCTGCTGGTCGCAAAGGGATACATATTAGACTTGCAACAACAAATGGAAAGTTCAGATGACTAACCAATTCAACCTCCAAGCGGTTGACCTATCCGGCATTCTCAACAAGGATACGGACGACAAAGCAAAACAAGTTCCAGATCCCTCAGACTACATGCTACTTTGCATTGTTCCTGAAGCTATGGAAGAGTATGCAGACAGCAGTGTCGGCATCATTAAATCCAGTCAAGCCATGCATTACGAAGAAGTTTTGACTTCTGTTTTGTTTGTGATGAAACTTGGCCCAACTGCATACAAAGACACAGCGCGTTTCCCAAATGGACCACGTTGCAAAGAAGGTGACTTTGTTGTTGTGCGACCTAACACAGGTACACGACTAAAGATTCATGGACGCGAATTCCGCATCATCAATGATGACTCGGTCGAAGCAACAGTCCAAGATCCACGCGGCATTACTCGTGCATCGTAAGGAGTAAAGCATGGATGAAACAAAATTTGATCTAAATGACAGCATTACCGTAGAGGGCATTACTGCAGAACACGTTTGGTACAACGCTGATATTTTGACAAGGAACATGACGTCTTGGACTCATGATTTTCAAAAACTTGTTAGCGTTATGGAAGCGCGCCATAAAGAGCACCTCAACATGATTGCCGAATTGTTGATGGAGCGTGCTGTTCTAAAACGTGAAATTGCGGCCTTTGAAGCTGTTACTAAGGAGTAATTTATGTCAGGATTCAAATTCCCAGATGAGCTTGGCCTTGAAGGCGAAGACAACAAGAATGAGATTGAGATTGAGATCGAGGATGACACCCCGGTAGCAGATCGCAACAAAGAGCCAATGCCCAAGGAAATCGTCGAAAAGCTTGACGCTGACGAACTTGAGGAATACGACGGCGCGGTAAAAGAAAAACTGAAGCAGATGAAGAAGGTCTATCACGATGAACGTCGTGAGAAAGAGCGTGCGCTCCGTGACCAACAAGAAGCCATTAACTTTGCCAAACGCGTTGCAGAAGAGAACAAACGCATCAAGCAGATGTACTCTTACGGCGAAAAAGAGTATGCGGAAACGTTGAAGACTTCGGCCGAAATGTCACTAGAAATGGCCAAGCAGGACTACAAAAAAGCCTACGAGGAAGGTGACACTGACAAGGTAATCGAAGCTCAACAACGCATGCAAGAAGCAAACATGCGTGTAATGCAGGCTAAAAACTTTAAGCCAACTGCTTTACAAGAAGAGAATTTTGAGGTACAAACTCAACATGAGCAGGTCCAACAGGCCCCTCGTCCTGACAGCAAGGCTATGGCGTGGCAAGAACGCAACAGCTGGTTTGGTCAAGATGAAGAGATGACAGCATCAGCTTTAGGTTTACATGAAAAGCTTAAGCGCACTGGTGTTGAAGTTGGATCTGACGAGTATTACGCGACATTGGACAAGACAATGCGCAAACGCTTCCCCGAAAATTTTGAGGAAGCACAAGAGGAAGAAGTCGTTTCGAGGAACGAACCAGTACGAACCAAACCCCGTACAGTTGTTGCCCCGGCCGTCCGCAGCACAGCTTCAAACAAAATTAAGCTGAGCCCACGACAAGTTGAACTAGCCAAAAAATTAGGTTTGACACCGGAACGTTATGCACTTGAAATGAAAAAGTTGGAGACCCAAAATGTCTGAAGTTACACAAACACGTAAACCCCGCGAAGCTGATTCGCGCTCTGTTGCTGCTCGACCCCAAGCGTGGAGACCACCAGAGACCTTGCCAAGTCCTGACCATCGAGATGGTTGGACGCATCGTTGGATTCGAGTTAGTACTGTAGGCGTTGCGGACCCAAGTAATATTTCTTCCAAACTGCGCGAAGGATATGAACCCTGCAAAGCAGAAGAGTATCCTGAAATGATGATGCACGCCACTACTGAAGGTCGCTTTAAAGGCAACATTGAAGTTGGCGGGTTGATGCTCTGTCGTATTCCGTCAGAGTTCTTGGATCAACGTGCGGCGTATTACGCCAATCAGAACAAGGCTCAAATGGAATCCGTGGACAACAACTTTCTACGTGATAGTGATCCTCGAATGCCCTTGTTCTCGGACAAGAAGTCGAAGGTTACTTTCGGAACTGGTTCTTAAATCTTGGAGTCCTAAATGGCATACCCTACCGTTTCGGCACCTTATGGCTTGGAAGCGATCAATTCAATTGATGGCAAACCTTACGCCGGTGCACTTCGCCAAATCCCCGTCGCCGCTGGCTTCGCTACCGCTATTTTTAATGGCGATACCGTGCAAATTGGCAGTGATGGTTATTTGATCAAATCAACTTCGACTAACGCTGGCACTATCGTCGGTGTTTGCGTCGGTGGTCAATACGTGAACTCGTCTGGTCAAACAGTGCAAGGTCAGTACATCCCCGCAGCTGCTTCGACATCTACCAACTTGGCTTACGCTTATGTGATTGATGACCAGCAAGCATTGTTCAAAGTGGCCGTTGTTACCTCTGGTACAACTATGGGCACTGCGAGCCGCGCTGACGTTGGCTCTAACGTAGCTTTGGTGTTGAACGCAGGTTCTACTACTACTGGCAACTCAGCTTTTGCTGTGACTTTGACCGGTGCTGGTACTACTGCAACCATCCCATTGCGCGTTATTGACGTAGTCCCTGAGACTGCCACTTCGGCTGGTGTTTACACCGAGTTGTTGGTGAAGATCAACGCCCACCAATATAACAACACCACTGGTGTTTAAGGAGTAAATTACCATGGCTATTTCACGCGCACAACTGCTCAAAGAATTGCTCCCCGGCTTGAACGCTTTGTTCGGCATGGAGTACGCTCGCTACGGTGAGCAACACAAAGAGATCTACGAAACCGAAACTTCTGAGCGTAGCTTTGAAGAAGAGGTGAAGTTGTCTGGTTTCTCCGCTGCTCCAGTGAAGAACGAAGGCTCTGCAATCTCTTACGACAATGCACAAGAAGCATGGTCGACTCGCTACAACCACGAGACTATCGCTCTCGGTTTCTCCATCACTGAAGAAGCCGTGGAAGATAACTTGTACGACAGCCTGTCTGCCCGTTACACCAAGTCTTTAGCTCGCGCCATGGCTTACACCAAGCAAGTTAAAGCTGCTGCCGTCTTGAACAACGGCTTCAACGGTGGCTACTTGGGCGGTGACGGTGTTTCGTTGTTTGGTTACAACAGCTCCAACACTTTGGTTAACCACCCTCTGGTTTCTGGTGGCACCAACAGCAACACTCCATCTACTCAAGCTGACTTGAACGAGACTTCTTTGGAAGCCGCCGTGATTCAAATCGCTGCTTGGACTGACGAACGTGGTCTGTTGATCGCTGCTAAGCCAAAGAAAATGGTTGTGCCTCCAAGCCTCCAGTTCGTTGCCACTCGTTTGTTGGAAACCAGCCTCCGCGTTGGTACAGCTGACAACGACATCAACGCGATCAAGAACAACGGTTCTGTGCCAGAAGGCTACACCGTTAACAACTTCTTGACCGACAACAACGCTTGGTTCTTGACCACAGACGTGCCTAACGGTTTGAAGCATTTCATCCGTACTCCATTGCAAAACAGCATGGACGGTGACTTTGACACCGGTAACGTCCGCTACAAGGCCCGCGAGCGTTACAGCTTCGGCTGGTCTGATGCTCTGGGTATCTGGGGCAGCTCTGGCTCTAACTAAGCAAACCATGGAAAGGCCCTTCGGGGCCTTTTCTTTTGTCCATTTTGGGTGTATATTCACCACATTCCGGGGTCTCCGGTGTATCTGACAGTCCCGGCTGACGTTCATGCAGACAGATACGCCTCATTCGCATGAAGGAAAAATCATGGCTAATACTACTTTCTCCGGCCCAGTTACATCGACTAACGGCTTCGTTGGCACCACTACTGGTGCTGCTACTGTCCCAACATACACTGTGACTTCGGCTAACGCATTGGCTACCAAGCCAGCTGGTAAAATCATTTATGTGTCCAACGGTTTGGCTGGTGCACCTTGCTTGGCTGTTGGTAACGGTACAAACTGGATTTCTCCAGCCGGTACAGCTATTGCCGCTGCTTAATTGGTCTCGGGGCTTCGGCCCCTGTTTCTAAAGGAGATTGATTATGACAATGCAAACCGATGTTAAATCACAGCACGTAACGGCTAGTGGCAACATTGCTGGCTTGGGTCGAGTCCGCTTTAAGTCGATGTCTTACAGAGGTAATGGCACCGATGGATACGTGAAACTGCGTGATGGCGGTGCAAGTGGCACGGTTTTTTGCGAACTTGATGTTGGTACAAGTGACACATTTACGATCTATGTTTTGATGCCCGGCGAAGGTATTTTGTTTCCGAACGGCATCTACTTAGATATTTCCAACGTCAGCGCGGTAACGGTGTTCTATGGCTGATACCGAGAAGAGCATTAACCTAGCTGGTCGCAAACTCATGGTTGCGATCCCAGCTTACGACGGCAAGCTGAACATTGATTCGGCCTTTGCTTTGTCCAATCTGGCCGTTCAGGTCCAGTCGTTGGGGGTTAAGCTCTACCTCACGCACCTCTCGGGGTGCTCCCTTATTACAAAGGCTCGCAATTGCTTGGTTGCGGACTTCTTGAAATCCGACGCAGACACACTTCTGTTCGTCGACGCAGACGTGGTGGTTACCGCCGACGCAGTGCTCCGCCTCATGGCGTTGAGCTTAGACAAAGACATTACGGCCGGTATCTATCCTCGTCGCGGCATGGACCGCAAGTTCTTCCTCGACTACTACATTGATGAGCAAGGTGCTTTGGAGTTTGACGCCAACGGCCTCCTGCGCGTGAAGCGCATTGGCACAGGATTCATGATGATCCAACGTCACGTCCTTGAGACGATGATCGCCAACCACCCAGAGTGGGACTACTTCAACAATGTGGACAACCGTACAGACAGCGCCATCTTTGACTTGAAGATCGTGAATGGCGAGTACTACGGCGAAGACTACTTGTTCTGTGACCGCGCTGCTGAAGATGGCTTCACGGTTTTCCTAGACCCCTCGATCAGCCTGCCCCACGTTGGCCAAGAGAAGTTCACTCGAGACTTCAATGAAGACGTGCTGCAGCCTTTGCTCGAGCAGCATTGCACCCCCAGACTGAAAGTTGTAAATGGCAACTAAGAAGAACCCCTCTCTGGCAATAGGTCGTGGCGAGAAGCTACCAGCGTCTAAAGGTGCTGGGCTGACAGCCAAGGGAAGAGCCAAATATAACGCAGCTACAGGTAGCAACTTAAAGGCCCCACAGCCCCAAGGTGGCGCTCGCAAGAAATCATTCTGCGCACGCATGTCTGGCATGCCCGGGCCAATGAAAGACGAGAAGGGCAAGCCCACTCGTAAAGCCGCGTCTCTAGCTCGTTGGAAGTGTTGAAATGGAAAACATGGTCTGGAACACTATTCTGTCGGCTGGCATGGGTTTGCTGACTTGGGTTTTAAAAGAAAAATCCACTGAGCTTTCTCGCGTCACAATCCTACTTAATCGCACAAGAGAAGAAATTGCGAAAGAGTACGTCACCAAGATTGAAGTGCACGCCGACATTAACCGTGTCTTGGATAGGCTTGATCGATTGGATGAAAAGCTGGACCGCCTTATGGAGAGTAAGCATGCCAGCAAGCAGTGAAAAACAGAAAAAGTTTATGGATGCAGCTGCGCATAATCCTAAGTTTGCCAAGGCTGCCGGAGTGCCAGAAAAAGTAGCCAAGGACTTTAGCGAAAAAAGCAAAGGCATGACGTTTAAAAAGGATGGCGCAGCATCACAAGCTGCACGACAATCCATCAATCAACCAAAAACTAACCATGGCGAGCAATCGCTATTCTCAAAAGGCGGGCAGACTATGAAAAAAGACATGAAGATGGACATGAAGCAAGATAAAGCCATGGTCAAAAAAGCCGTAGGTATGCACGATAAGCAGCAGCACATGGGCAAGAAGACAGATTTGGCTAAACTTGCCAAGGGCGGCGGCGTTGAGTCCAAAGGCAAGACCAAGGGCAAGAACATTGCCATGTGTAGCGGCGGAATGACCAAGAAGAAATAAGGAGTCCATCATGGCTACAAAAGGCAAAACAGCAAACATAAAACGCAAAGTTAAACGTTTCAATGGTGAATTTGGTTCTGACGTTGATGAAGCAAATAAAACGGATGACCCTATTGCGGCTTTGAATAAGTCTCGCAACTGGACAGACACCGAAGACGGTGAAGTTGGCATGAAGGAAAAAGAACCGGCAGAAAACTTTACGCCAGCATCAAAAGCAAAACCAAAAGTTGTCACCAAAGAAGAGTTGGCAAAGTCTGGTTTGAGTTTGCGCGACTACATGAACAAGCAGCAAGGCTTGACGCGTCGTGGTGCTGCAAAAGACGAGTTGTCTTCAGTTGCTTCTGACCGTGCTGCTGCTTACAAAAAAGCTGATGCCGAAGCTCGAACTCCAGAGGGCATTGCCCGTCGTAAAAAGATGGAGCAAGATCAAGGTTTGGAGGCTGTTCGTCCAGAAGAAATGATCGCTGGACCCGGCTTAAAAATGGTTGCAGGATTGGCTAAAAAATTAGCTGGTGCAGGTGCAAAATCAACAACAGGTGGCCGCGCACTCTCTACCGAGGCGAATGATGGCGTAACATTTTTGGGTAAATCTGGTGGGCGCCAAGTTGGTGGGTTTCCAGAGGTTGCAGGCCCCGGTGCTCGTCAGTTATCGGATGGGACGGCTCGACGCTCACCATCGTCAATCAAACAAATTGGTATGAAAAAAGGCGGAGCTGTTAAATCAGCTTCTAAATCGTCTGGAGCATCTCGTCGCGCTGACGGCATGGCATCCAAAGGTAAAACTAAAGGCAGGATGGTGTAATCATGGCAAATTTAAAAGACGTTCTAAAATTTGTTTCTCCTGTTCTTGGAGCGGCAGGAGTTTTTGATAACGATGAGGCGTTAAAAAAACTCGGTGCAGAAGCAGTGATGCCCGGCACAGGAGCAGCTAAAGCTGCAGGCATGAAAAAAGGCGGTAAAGTTTCTTCTGCTTCAAATAGAGCAGACGGCTGCGTTACTAAAGGCAAAACTCGCGGAAAGATGTTGTAATCATGGCTACAAAACCACAAATGAGCGATGCTGAAAAGGCAATCCGTCAAGAGATTGCTGAACGCAAGATGCAACAGGCAACAGAAGCTGCTTACAACAAAGCGATGCCAAGCCCAGAACCCGGCGAACAAAAGCCTGCTGCTTCTCCCATGGCTCCTGCCTCTGCAACAAAGAAAATGGCCAAGGGCGGCACAGCATCAAGTCGTGCAGACGGCTGCGCTACCAAGGGTAAAACACGAGGCAAGGTGCTGTAATGCGACCAAGTCGTGGCATGGGCGCCACATCCCCTAGCAAGATGCCAAGCGGCGTGCGTAAGGCACGTCGTGACGACACTGACTTTACGGAGTACGCCGAGGGTGGCCCGGTGGGTTTGTACGCAAACATCAATGCTAAGAAAAAACGAATTGCCAAAGGTTCTGGTGAAAAAATGCGCAAGGTTGGCAGCAAGGGCGCACCTACCGCACAGGCATTTGTTAACTCTGCAAAAACAGCGAAGAAGTAAAAAATGGCAGTCACATCCGGTAAAACAGTATTCAACTTGGATTTGTCCGAGCTGATTGAAGACGCCTTTGAGCGTTGCGGTCAAGAGCTGCGCACCGGATATGAGATGCGCACAGCACGTCGTTCATTGAACTTGCTGACCATCGAGTGGGCCAACCGCGGCATCAACCTTTGGACGATTGATCAAGGCCAAATCGTGATGAACACTGGGCAGGCTATTTACGCCATCCCATCTGACACCATTGATTTGCTGGATACGGTTACGCGTACAGGCTCGGGTGAAACACAGAGCGACGTAACTGTGTCGCGCATCTCTGAGCCTACGTACATGAGCATCCCAAACAAGAATGCTACAGGCCGGCCGGTGCAGGTTTGGATTAACCGCCAGACAGGTTTGACAAACACGACCACAGCCACCTTGGCTGCAACAATCACAAGCACAGACACAACAATTACAGTGTCTGATGCAAGCATGCTGGCTACCGCAGGATTCATCAACATTGGCGCCGAAACAATCGCGTACCAAAACGTTTCTGGCAACCAGCTGTTGAATTGCTTTCGTGGGCAAAACAACACAACGGCCGCCGCGCATACAGTTGGTGATGCAATTGCAATAGCCAATCTGTCGTCAATTAACGTATACCCAACACCAAGCGCACCGGGTAACCAGTACACGTTTGTGTATTACCGCATGCGTCGCATTCAAGATGCCGGCGGTGGTGTGAACATACAAGACATTCCATTCCGTATGCTGACCTGCATGGTGGCCGGATTGGCTTTCTATCTGTCTCAAAAGCTTCCAGAAGCTCAGTCTCGCATGCCTTGGCTGAAATCGGAATACGAAGAGCAGTGGCTGCTTGCTTCCACAGAAGATCGCGATAAAGCTGCTGACCGTTACGTGCCTCGTAACATGATGTACTCTTGATTGTGAATCATGCCAAATAGATTTGCCAGTGGTAAATATTCAATTTCGGAGTGCGACCGTTGTGGTCAGCGCTACAAGCTAAAAGAGCTTCGAAAAATAACCATCAAGACAAAACAAGTCAGCATTAAGGTTTGCCCAGAATGCTGGGAACCTGATCAGCCACAGTTGCAACTTGGCATGTATCCAGTCAACGATCCGCAGGCGGTGAGAGATCCGCGCCCTGACACCAGCTATGTTGCATCTGGAACAAGCGGACTTCAAATCAACTTAACCGGCGGCACAGACGAGCTTGGAGCTGGTTATGCTGGCGAAGGCAGCAGAAACATACAATGGGGCTGGAATCCTGTTGGTGGCGCAGCTGGAATTGATGATGGTTTAACGCCAAATTACTTGTCGTTAGCCGTAGAAATTGGTACAGTCACAGTGACTGTGAATTAAAATCGAACCAACATATTTTGGTTCTAACGGGAGTTGACCATGGCTTTTACAAAATCAGCAGACGGCGTTGCCAAAAAAGGCAAGACAGAAGGCAAAAACCTTGGCGATAGCGGCCCAACCGTAGCTACCCAAAAAGGTAAGGCCGGTAAAGGCAGCAAAGGCGGTAAAACTGACGCCGACATGCTGAGCATGGGTCGCGGTATGGCCAAAGTTGCAAACCAAAAGCGAGGCTAATCATGGCTAAATTCAGTCAAAAAATGATGGGTAAAGAAGTTGGTTCCGCCAGCGTCTACGCTAAGCCCCACACTATGGACGGCAAGCCGCTTAAAGCCGCAAAAGTCGTAGACCCAAACACTTTGTCTGCGAAGCAAGTGAATCCATACACTCCAGCAATGCGCGTGAGTGCTGGTGACCCCGCTGCCGACGACGTGAAAACTTCGGGCATCAAAATCCGTGGCACAGGCGCAGCTACCAAGGGTTTGATGGCTCGCGGACCAATGGCCTAACATGACCTACGACGAACTTTACGCAAACATTCAGGCGTATTTAGAAAATACGTTTCCTAATACGTACCTTGCTGACGGAGGCACTGTTGACACTGAAACCCAGATCAACACCTTCATCAAGCAGGCGGAGCAGCGCATCTACAACACGGTGCAGTTTCCTTCGTTGCGTAAAAACGTCACAGGCGTCACCGCTTTAAACAACAAGTACCTGTCTTGCCCCAACGACTTTTTGGCCACGTATTCGTTGGCTGTGATTGACGCCACGGGCGCGTATGAGTACTTGTTGAACAAGGACGTGAACTTCATCCGTCAGGCTTACCCACAGCCGACTGACACGGCCATCCCGAAGTACTATGCGTTGTTTGGCCCCACAACTTCTGACTCGACCATTACAAACGAGTTGTCGTTCATTCTCGGCCCAACACCAGACGCAAACTACAACGTTGAGCTGCATTACTACTACATGCCTGAATCAATTACCGTTGCCGCCGATGGCCGCAGCTGGCTCGGTGATAATTTTGATACCGTCTTACTCTATGGGTCTCTAGTAGAAGGATATTCATATATGAAAGGTGAGCCCGATCTGTTGGCCTTGTACGACGGGAAATACAAAGAAGCGCTTGCACAAGCTAAGCGTCTGGGTGATGGTATGGAGCGCACCGACGCGTACCGCACGGGCCAATATAGACAGGCTGTCCAATGACCATCGCACAAGGTGCAACAAACACGTTCAAGATCGGGTTGCTGGACGGCAACTACGACTTGGCTGCTGGCTCTTTCAAAATCGCGCTGTACACCGGCGCGGCATCAATTGGACCAGAGACAACTGCGTACACCACGGCCGATGAGGTTGTGGCGTCTGGCTATACCGCTGGCGGGGAAGCGCTGACCATTACGCAAGTGCCTACAATAGGCAACCAAAGCGGGGTGGCTACGGCCTACTTGTC